GCTACTTCGAGCCTGAGTTCCGAAAGGCGTACGAGGATGCCATCGCCGAGGAGCAGGAGTGAGCGCCGAGGACGAGCGCGCCGAGCCTACGTGCGACCGCGAGGCTCTGCTTGCTCTGGAGGCCGATGTTGAAGAAGCGCTCGCACGTGCCGATACGGACGAGCGCAACTGTGTGGTCGTGACATCGGAGGCGTTTGCCGACATCGCTAGCCGTATCCGTAAGGCGGTGACCAGTGATGCCGACCGATGACGAGAGACGCGAGGTGGCTGAAAGCCTCAGATACGCAGCAGATTACCCGGGACGCCCCGTTCAGTACATGGAGCAGTTCATCGAGGAACTGCGGGAGGCAATCTTCTCCGACGTGTGCTACGGAGCTGATTACAGCGAGATGTTCCAGCGTCTTGCCGAGCTGATTGATCCAGACGGAGATGATGCAGATGCCAACTGATGAAGAGAGACGGCGCGTTGCGTCAAGGCTGAGAGCGATGACGGAAGGCCAGAGTCCAATGGCTGAGTACCCGGTTGAGATGCTGTTTGTGGCGTTCGGGATGCCCATGAGCCGAGACATCGACGGCGCTCTCATCGGGTATATCGCCGACCTCATCGAGCCGGCCGATGCGACGCCCGGGGCGCTCTGCGCTCATTGCGAGAAGTGCTCTTGGTGCAGCTGCATTCAGGGCGACTCGGAAGGCGGATGTGACTTCGAGCCGCGCGTTGATGAGGGGGAACCACCCTACAACCTCTATTCGCTCTATGAGGCCGTGCTTCACCGAAGGCCGAGGGATGAGTTCGCAATCGAAGATGACGAGGTTGAGGAGCTGATGAAGGGGCTTCTCGACATCTGCAACAACCCGGGACGAAAGTACATCGAGCTGGTGCACGACGAGGGTGAAGAATGAAGAGCGACCCGAGGCAGATGGTTCTTGACCTGTTCCCGGAGGAGCGACCCAAGAGGAAGAGTCCGCTGGAGCGGATGATGGACGGCCTGATCGCGTGCGGCTGCGAGGAGGGGCGCGTAAGACCCCTCGTTGAGGAGCTGTTCCGCAAGTTTGGGAACGTCGAGGGAACCAGCCGAGCGCGATGCCTCGCGTACTTCTACGGAACCGGCCGCCACGCCATCCCGCGCCTGCAAGCATGTCCGCCGTGCCTCATAGGAATCTTCGATGAGGGAATCGACTACCACACGGTCTGGGACAGGTGCTGGGCTGCCAAGTGGATACCCCTGCAAGAGGTGTTCGAGGTGGCGGAATGGCATTACTGCCAGTACAAGGAGCCGTACACCGGAGCGCCCGTGTACGTCTGGTACATCGACAACGAGGGGCGCGAGGTGAAGCGCCCCTACGAGGGATAGGAGAGAAGATCATGCTGTCAGAGGAAGAGAAGAACGCCAGCGGATGCCTGGTCATCGTCGGCTTGGTTCTCGTCTCCTTTGCCGTTGGCATGGCAACAGCCCCATGGGCTGGGTTCGCTCTGTGCGGAATAGCGCTCGTTGCCATCGCCTTCATCGGCATTTATGCCGGCAAAAAGAAGGGCGACCAGTGATGGAGTGGGTCTACATCGGTGCCATCGCCGTGACCCTGCTCCTCATAGCCGTGTGCACCGCAGATTGGAGGCCGTGAGATGACGGTCGAGTTTCAGGTTATGGTCGTCGCGTTCATACGCGACTGGTACATGCTGCAAGCCCAGACCTCCACCGGCGCGAAGCGCGAGGAGTTCACGAGGCGAGCCAAGATGTACGACGGGTTCATCCAGGACGTGGCGAAGCCCGTTGGGGGCGAGGAGTGATGCCGTACGACAAGGACACCTATTTCGGAGCGGACAGCAAGGGAATCAGGTTCCGCGCGTACATGGGCTGCCTCACGTGCGTGATGTGCGTAATCGGCTTCACCATCGGCCTGATGGCGCTCATCGTCTGGCTCGTCCGCACCATCATCGGATAGGAACCAGCGCCCCCGTCACGCGCGGGGGCGCTTCGATTGGAGGAGAGAGATGAGAATGAAGGTGGAGAGCGTTCCCCTGGAATCGCTCAAACCGTACGACAACAACGCGAAGCGTCACACGCCGGAGCAGATAGAGGCCGTGGGCAACTCGATACGCGAGTTCGGGTTCCGCAACCCCATCATCGCGTGGCACAACGAGGACGGCGTTGCCGAGATCGTTGCCGGCCACGCCCGCGCGGCGGCGGCCAAGGCGATAGGCATGGAGGAGGTTCCGGTGGTGTTCGCCGACGACCTCACGGACGCGCAGCGGCGGGCGCTCACCCTCGTGGACAACCAGACCACGGTGATGACGGGGTGGGACGAGGACATGCTGGCATACGAGCTTGACGTGCTGGCGCAGGACTTCGACATGAGCGACTTCGGGTTCGAGTGCGACCTTTCCGACTGCATGGCCGAGGACGACGAGCCTTCCGCGTCTCTGGCCGATAGGTTCGGCGTGCCGCCCTTCTCGGTGCTAGACGCGCGGAAGGGCGAGTGGGGCGAGCGCAAGCGGGCGTGGCTCGCGCTCGGCATCCGCTCCGAACTAGGCCGGGGGGCAGCTCAATAGCCGGGGCTGCGGTTCCGGGCGGCTCGCCGCTCCCGCTCAACAGGGCAAGACAGCGGGACATCGGTGTTCGACCCGGTTCTGTGCGAGCTTTCCTATGCGTGGTACACGCGAGAGGGGGACAGGGTGATAGACCCGTTCGCGGGCGGTTCGGTGCGCGGCATCGTGGCGTCCCACATGGGGAGGAGCTACACCGGCGTGGAGCTTCGCCCGGAGCAGGTGGAGGCGAACAGGGAGCAGGCCGCCGAGATATGCCACTCCGATGCGCCCGAGTGGATCGTGGGGGACAGCGCGCGCATCGATGAGCTTGTCCTCTCGGATGGCTACGACTTCATGTTCACATGCCCGCCCTACGCAGACCTGGAGGTTTACAGCGACGACCCGGCGGACATATCGAACATGCCCCACGGGGAGTTCATCGAGGCGTACCGCGCGATCATGGCCAAGGCCGTGGCCAAGCTCGCGGATGACCGATTCGCGGTGGTGGTGATAGGGGACGCCCGCGACAGGGAAGGCTTCTACTACAACCTCCCGGGCATAACGGTTCAGGCCATGGAGGACGCGGGGGCGCGCTACTACAACGAGGCCATACTCGTGACCCCGGCGGGGAGCCTGCCCATCAGGGCTGGAAAGCAGTTCATGGCTTCCCGTAAGCTGGGCAAGACGCACCAGAACGTGCTCACGTTCGTGAAGGGCGACCCAAAGAGGGCGACCGAGCGCCTGGGTGACGTGGTGATACCGGACATGACGGGGGATGAATGAGCGAGTTCGAGAGGGCGTGCTACGCGCGAGACCTCTACCGGGCGGGGGCGATAGACCGCGAGACCGCCGAGAGGATGATGGCGCGGTATGCCCGGGAGTACAACGAGAAGTCCAAGGCCATAGCCGGGAGGCACGGGGTGAGGCCGAGGAGGTTCAGCTTCGCGGCGTTCTGCCGGTAGCCCACAGGCCACCTTCGGGTGGCCTTTCTCATGCGCGCAATACCATCCGCACGACGGAAGGGGGCGCGCCATGGGGAGGCACCGCAGGAGCAGGAGAACCAAGCGCAGGAGGCGCATGTGCACCGAGAAGCGGGCGTTCCGCAGCGAGTACGCGGCCATGAGGTTCGGCGCGCGGTGGGGGCAGGACTGGTACCGATGTCCCTACTGCCACATGTGGCACCTCACGAGCAGGAACAGCCAGCCGGGCGAGAGGGGGAGCCATGGCCAAGCGTGACCCGCGCAAGCGCAACGGCAACGCGCGCCGCAAGCTGAGGGACAGGCTCAGGGCGGAGGGGAGGCCGTGCCACATCTGCGGCATGCCCATAGACTACTCGCTGCCGGCCGGCCACCCGTGGAGCTTCGAGGTTGACGAGATCGTTCCGGTGTCTCGCGGCGGCAACCCGCTCGACTACTCGAACGTGGACGCCGCGCACCGGATATGCAACCAGCGGAGGGGAAACAGGATGCCGGGCGACGAGGGGGCGCGTGGTCTGCCGATAGTCCGCACCCGCCTGTTCTAGCGCCCGGCGCTGGCATAGGAGGGGGTTGACCCCTCCCCGGGGGCGGAAGGCCGCCCCGGCGGCATACGGCCGATTTCCCCCCGGCACGTTGCGGAACATAGGGGGTCTATCTCACGCCCCGAATACCATTCCTCCCGAATCGAAGGGAGGCGCGATGGCTGACACCAAGCGGGGCGTTTCCATGCCCGATGACATCGCGCCAGACCCCGTTCAGAGCGCGATATGGGAGGAGCTTGCCCCTGAAGGAAACAACGGTTTCACGGAGCAGGACGTTCCGAACCTCCGACTCCTGTGCTTCTGGCACGCCGTGGCCAAGCAGGCGCAGGAGGCGATAGCCAAGGGCGACGGCCATATCAACATATTCGACCGCATAGGAACCAAGCCGTACAAGGCGAAGGACGGGAGCAGCGTGCCGCTGGTTCGCAAGAACCCGGCGCTCTCCGTGCTGAAGGAGGCCACGGCGCAGATCAGGGCGCTCTCAGACCTCCTGGGAATCTCGCCCCGGTGCCGCGCCGCATCGCCGGTGCCGCAGCAGCCGCGCAGCGCCAACGCCAAGCTCCTCACGATGGTGCTCACCGACCGCGAGGCCAAGGCGCGGAAGGCGGCGGGCGCATGATTCCGAGGCAGACACCGACGTACGAGGCGAACATCCCGGAGAGCCTGAGCGGGGACGGCGAGATGGCCGCGCGCCTGGCATCCGCATACTTCGGCGAACCTATGCCGTGGCAGCCGCATCTCCTCGACGTGATGCTCGCCAGGGACGAGCGGGACAAGTTCATCGCCAAGACCATGGGAATCTCCGTGCCGCGACAGAACGGCAAGAGCTGGGTGGTTCGCGCCCGCTGCTTCTACGGCGCTCTCAACGGCGAGAAGATTCTATACACCTGCCAGCACGGCGACACCTCCGACGAGATGTTCCAGAAGCTCGCCAAGCCGTTCGAGGACGAGGACGAGCCGGAGCTTCACGCGCTCCTGAAAACCGTGCGAAAGACGAACGGCCAGCAGGCCATACGCCTGAACAACGGCGGCCTCATCCGCTTCACCACGCGCACCGACTCACTGGCGCGAGGAAAGACCTACGACGTTCTGATCTACGACGAGGCGCAAGACCTCACGAACAGCCAGCAGGCGGCGTCCCTCCCGGCCATCTCCGCCGGCGCGAAGCACAACCCGCAGACCATCTACCTCGGTACGCCGCCGGCACCGGAGAACAAGGGGACGGTGTTCCGCGACCTCCACGACGCCGTACACGACGGGCGCTCCGAGATGGCGTGGGTCGAGTGGGCTGCATCGGAGATAGGGGACAAGACCGACCGCGCGAGGTGGTACGAGTGCAACCCCTCCCTGGGGACGCTCATCGACATCTCCGCCGTGGAGGGCGAGTGCCAGCAGATGCAGCCCGATGTGTTCGCCCGCGAGCGCCTTGGCTGGTGGTCTCCGGTCGGCGGCGTGCAGAACGTGGCGCTGGACGGCTCCAAATGGCTGGAGTGCCAGCGCGACGCGGGAACCACGGAAGGCAAGCTCGCGTTCGGCGTGAAGTTCACGGCGGACGGCGGGACGGTGGCCATCTCATGGGCGCGCGCCGTGAAGGGCGGAGGCTCGTACGTTGAGCTTTACGACGTTCAGGGCGCGGGCGGCGGCACGGCGAACATCGCGGACATGCTCCTCAGGAACAAGGACGAGATCGCGGCCGTATGCATCGACGGAAAGACCGGCGCGGCCGCCCTCGTTCAGCGGCTCCATGACGGCAGGTTCCCGAAGAAGGCCATCATCCCAAGCTCCGCCGCCGTGGTTCAGAGCGCGGCGACGATGCTCCGGGATGAGGTGAACGCCGGGACGCTCGGCCACATCGCCTCGCCCGCCCTCGATGAGTCCGCCATGAAGTCGGTGCGCCGCGACATCGGCCACGACGGCTGGGGCTTCGGAGACGGCGCGAACATCATCTCCGCGCCCATCGAATCGGCATCCCTCGCGCTCTACGCGGCGCGAACCACGAGGAGAGACCCGCAAAGAGTACAGGAGGCAAGTTTCTGATGAACATCGACATGAACCTCGCGGCCGGGGTCTCCTCAGCCGCCAACCTCGAACCCGAGGACAGGGAGACGGTATTCGAGCTGATGAACCTGTGGCGCAAGAAGCGCCCGCGCAACCTGCTGCGCGAGAAGTACTACCTCGGCCACGTGCGCGTGAAAGACCTCGGCATCGCCATGCCGAAGAGCCTGGCGAGGAAGATTGACCCGCGCATCGACTGGCCGAAGAAGGCCGTCCACGCGCTGGCGGACAGGAGCGTGTTCGACGGGTTCACCACCGACGACGATGCGACCACCGACGAGCTTAGGGAGATATGCGCGGCCAACTGCATGGAGGCGCTTTACCGCAAGAACCTCATCTGCGAGCTGAAGCACTGCTGCGGCTTCTGGACGGTATCCGAGGGCGAGGGCGGCATGCCCGTGATCAGCGCGTACCCGGCGACCGCCGCCGTTGCGCTCTGGGACGATTCGCTGAAGGCCATCCGCGCCGGCCTCGTGGTGGCCGAGTCCAAGGCCGTGGAGGGAAGCGCGGTGACGCGCAAGCCAACGCTCATCGAGGTCTACACCAAGGACGCGGTGATCGTGCTCCGCAACAGGGACGGCAACTGGGAGGCCGAGTACCGCGAGCACTCCATGGGTCGCCCGCTCATGGAGCCGATGCCCTACGGTGCCACCCTGGAGCGCCCGTTCGGCTCCTCGCGTATCACGCGCTCCGTGATGAGCATCACGGACGATGCGATCAGGCAGCGCGCCCGCATGGAGGTGGCGGCGGAGTCCTCCACGCTCCCTCAGATGTGGCTCCTCGGCACCGACAAGCGCATCACGAACAAGGAGAACAAGTACGACGCTTCCATGGGGGCAATCAACGAGGTGACCAAGGACAGCGACGGTGACTCACCGAGCATCTGGCAGTCCGCGCAGCTCCAGATGGCACCCCTCAGCGAGTACTTCCGCAACCTCGCGTGCCAGATGTCGAGCGTCACCAACGTGCCGGTCAGCTTCTTCGGCGTGAGCAACGACAACCCCAGCTCCTCGGACGCCATCGCCGCGTCCCTGGAGCCTCTGGTCATCGACGCCAAGAACCTCAACCGTGACAACGGCAACGCCCTCCGGAACGTCGCCTACATGGCTCTTGCCGTCAAGCACGGCACGGACTACGAGACGGAGCGAGACGCCGGCAGGAACGTCAACCCCCGATTCATGTCTCCGGCCTACCCGTCCGTGGTGAGCCAGAGCGACGCGGTTCTGAAGCAGGTTCAGGCCATCCCCAAGCTCGCGAACTCCGACGTGATGCTCGAAATGCTCGACTTCACGGACGAGCAGATGCAGCGCATCGAGAGCGACAACAAGAAGGCTCAGGCAAGCGCCGCCGTGATGTCGCTGCTGGCACCGAAGGAGGATGACGGTGGAGATACCGAGCAGCCTGCTTGATGAGTTGACGCGAGAGGTGAACGCCCTCTCCGAGGCGGCTCAGCGCCAGGCGAGCATCGCCATCGGGCAGGTGATAGCGGAGTGGGACGGCGAGGACGTTGCCGACCTAAGGACGGCCGCGTTCGCCGTCCTCGACGCCCTGCTATCGACGTACACAGACCTGTCGGCCGCGCGAGCCGCCGAGTTCTACGACGCATCGCGCGAGGCGCAGATGGTTCGCAGGAAGTACCGCGCCGTGGTTGACTCCCGCCGAGACCCGAAGGCTACGGAGGGCGCGATAAGGGCGATCGTGCAGTTCGCCGCAGACGGAGACGTTGAGCGGTTCAGGCGCGAGGCGCTTGACCGCGTTGACACCGAGATGCGCCGCGCGGCAAACCAGTGCGTTGCCTACAACGCCGGGCGAGACCCGGCGAAGCCCCTCTATGCCCGCGTTCCCGTTGGCGAGACGTGCGGGTTCTGCCTTATGCTGGCCAGCTTCGGGTTCCAGTACACGAGCGAATCTGCGGCGAGCCATTCCCACCGCAAGTGCAACTGCCGCGTAGTCCCCAGCTTCGGGGACGCGACCGTGCGTGGCTACGATCCCGAGCGGATGTACGGGAGGTTCAACGAGTGCCTGTCCACCCTCGGCGGGCGCGACGGCATACGCGCCGAGTGGGACGCGCTTCCGAAGGAATACCGGGACAGCTACATCGCAAAGCACGGGAACAAGGCGGGGGATGCGTTCGACGCCTACGTGAACAAGCGCGTCTCCGATGAGATAGAGACGCGAGACCCGGAGTGGTTCACGACCGGGAAGATTCCGGAGATCACGAAGGAACGCGGAGCGAAGCCCCTTCCGAAGGAGCGCGACGTTTCCGAAGTGCTGGCCGAGAGCGGGTTCGCTGTCGAGTTCATCAAAGAGGTCAACAAGAAGGGCGTGAAAACGGCCGACGCACGTCTGTGCGGGGTCGTGTGGGAGTTCAAGGTTCCCGAGGGATACAACGGCGAGCACACGGTGAGAACGCAGTTCTGGAAGGCTCGCGGCAAGGGAACGTCGAAGCTGCTCATCTCCTGTACCAAGAACCACGCACCGGCCGAGGATGTTTGCAAATGGGTCGCCGAGACGTTCAAGAAGGGCGACTACGAGTACATCGATGAGGTTCTGGTAATGGGCGATGACGGAACGCTCACGAGGATGAAGCGCCCGAAATAGGAATGAGGAGCGCCCAGACACCCGTGACCTGAACCCGGGTAGGAATCGCTCCTCACCGCAATTATACCCAATACCTCGGAAATCTGCCAAATCTCACGCACCAAAGACAATCTCCCGCGAGATGCCGCACGGCATCTAAGTGACGTAATTCGGTAAGCCGCACGGCGAGCCGGGCGCGCCGCACGGCGCGGGAAGGAGAAGCGACATGGCAGACGAGGTTAAGCCCACGGAGGGCGCGGGTGACAACGAGCCGCACGGCGAGGAGAACGAACCCGATTACAAGGCGCTCTACGAGGCGGAGAAGGCGCACTCCCGCAAGTGGGAGAAGCAGGCCAAGGCCAACCGTTCGGCGGCAGACGAGCTGGAGAAGGCTCGCGAGGCGGGCAAGACCGCCGAGGAGCAGATCGCAGACCTCACCAAGCGGCTGGACGAGAAGGAGAAGGCCGAGCAGCGCGCGAAGCTCGCGGCCGAGGTCGCCGAGAAGAAGGGCGTCCCGGTGGAGCTGATCGTGGGCGATGACAAGGAGTCCATGGAGGCGTTCGCCGACAAGATGCTCGCGCATTTCAAGAAGAAGCCCGCCGCGAAGGTCGATAAGCCAGGCCAGTTCGACCACGGCGAGGGCAAGGACGATTCGGGGATGCGCGGATTCACCCGCCAGCTCCTCGGAAAGGAATAGGAGGCCGAAATGGCTAACGACACCACCAAGGTGACGCTCCCCCGCGAGGCCGTCACCACCGTCATCAACAAGGTCAAGGACACCTCGACCATCGCCGCGCTCTCCCCGAGTGAGCCGCAGAAGTTCGATGACAAGACCTATCTCGTGTTCAACCCCACCTCCGAGGCCGAGGTCGTTGCCGAGGGAGCCAAGAAGGGTTCCTACGACATAAGCACCACGCCCATCGTGGCCAAGCGCGCCAAGATCGTGACCACCACCCGCGTGAGCGACGAGCTGCGCTGGGCTGACGAGGACAACCAGCTGGAGATCGTGACCAACATCATCGCCGACCAGGCCGCCGCGCTCGGCCGCGCGCTCGATTACATCGTCTATCACGCCGTGAACCCCAAGACGGGCGGCGCTCTCTCCGGCTACACCGCCCTCACCGCCGGTGCCAACATCGTGACCGCCACCGATGACCTCGTGGCCGACATCGACTCCCTCACGGACGCCCTCATCGACTACGACATCAACGGCTTCGCGCTCTCCCGCAAGCTCGCCAGCGACCTCCGCAAGCTGCGCGTCCCCGCAACCGGCATGCGCCTCTACCCGGAGATTCCGCTGTCCCTGAACGTCGGCAACTTCGACGGCATCCCCGCTGCCGCCTCCGGTACCGTGAACGGCCGCCTCGCCACCACCCCCACCAAGGTGCTCGGCATCATGGGCGACTTCTCGTGCATCAAGTGGGGCATGGTGCGCGACATCACCTCCGAGATCATCGAGTACGGCGACCCGGACAACACCGGCAACGACCTGAAGGGCTACAACCAGGTGGCCTACCGCACCGAGGCCGTTCTGGCCTACGCGGTTCTTGACGAGGACGCCTTCTCCGTGCTGAAGAGCGCCGCGTAAGGGGGCGTGAGCGATGGCAAAGATCGTGCAGAAGGTCATCGTCCACGAGGATGCGGACGCCTCTCCGCTCCTTCCCATGGACGTTGCCCTGTTCAACGAGGACGGAACGCCGTTCACCGGCGGCGGCTCCGCCCCGAGCGACGCCACGACCAGCAAGGCGGGCGTCGTGAAGAAGGCGAGCAACACCGCAGCCGTCTCCTCGGCCGACGCCACCCAGGCGGCCGGCGATGCGCCCACCAAGGCGGAGTTCGATGCCGTGGTGGCGCTCCTCAACGAGTGCAAGGCCCAGCTCAACGACCACCTTTCCAAGGTCAAGACCGCCGGGCAGATGGCTTAGGGGGCGCGTCATGGGGACGGTGTTCGCTACGGTCGAGGACTACAAGAAGCGCTACGGGGAGCCGGGCGATGAGGAGCGGTGCAAGGTGCTGCTCTCCGACGCCACCGACCAGATGCTCTCCGCCTTCGAGGAGGTGTACGGCACCTATCAGGAGGGTGTCTGCGCCGCCTTCGACCGCAACGCCACCGCCGTCTGCTGCCTGCTCGTGAACCGGGTTCTCAGCGCCCCCGCCGCCATGGCGGGGGCTACCCAGTACAGCCAGGGGGCGGGCGGCTACACGGCCTCCGTCACCTACGGCTCCGCGCTCGGCGAGATGTACCTGGGCAAGACCGACCTGAAGAGGCTCGGCCTGAACGCCCAGGTGCGCCGCGTCCTCCATCCCTTGGAGCGGGGTGAGGTCGAATGAACCTCATCCAAGGCGAGACGGTCACCGTCATCCGGCGCGAGGTCGAGCGCGACGAGCTTGGCGAGCCTTCCTCCGAGAAGGTGACTAGAGAGGCTGTCGGCAACGTCGTGGTAGCGCCCGGCTCCACCTCAGACCTCGACGCGTCGCGCCCAGAGGGAGTGACCGTCGCGTTCACGCTTTGCTTCCCGAAGTCCTACGAGGGCGAGCTTCGCGGCTGCTCCGTGGAGGTTCGCGGAGCCGAGTATTCGGTCGTGGGAGACCCGCAGAGGTACACGCCGGAGAACACGCCCGGCGACTGGAACCTCACGGCGGAGGTGACGCGAACCGATGGCTAGGGTCAGCTGCAAGGTCAGGTTCGGGAGTTTCCGATGGAAGCGCTCGGGCTATCGAGAGGTCATGAACGGTGGCGGATGCCAGTCCCTCATGTTCCGCACGGCGCAGAGGATGGCGAACGAGCTGAACGCCGAATCGGGTGGCGGCTACCACGTCAGGCGGAAGAAAGGAATCCTCGCAAACGGCTGCATCGTAGCGGCGAGCAAGGAGGCCATGGATGGAGAGCTTAGGAACAACAGGCTCAAAAGGAAGGCGGATGGTGCGTGATGGACATCGAAAGCGTTGCCGCCAGTAGGCTTATGGACTCCATCGGCATCAAGGCCGTCCTGGAGGTTCCCGACCCTCGTCCCGAAGAGTTCATCTCCGTCGAGATGACCGGCGGCTCTGGAGATCGGTTCGTGCGAACCGCTTCTCTCGCCGTTCAGTCCTGGGCAAAGACGCGCAAGCGCGCCGCAGAGATAGCGCGACTCGTTGAGGAGGCCGTTCCCGACATCGCGGACGAGCCGAACGTGTTCCACGCCGTGGCGAACGGCACCTACCGATGGCCTGACCCCGACTCGGGACACGAGAGGTACCAGACCAACGTCGAACTTACCGTATGCGAATAGAAAGGACGAGATCATGGCCAAGACCGTGGCAACGTCGAACAACACCGACAACGTTAGCTCCGCCAAGGGCGTGAAGGGCGGCTACATCTTCCGCGCCCCCGTCGGCACCGATCTTCCCACCGACATCAAGACCGCGCTCGACCCGGCGTTCAAGGTTCTCGGTTTCATTTCCGAGGACGGCTACGTTGAGAGCCTGGAGACCGACTCCGAGGACATCGTTGACATGAACGGCGACCTCATGGACTCCCCCCAGACCTCCCGCGTTGAGAGCGCGCAGTTCACCCTCGCCGAGATCAAGGCGGAGACGCTGAAGGTTCAGTACGGCAATGAGAACGTCACCGATGCCAACGGCATCATCACCGTCAAGCACAACGGCGATTCCGTCACCACGAGCGCCTACGTTCTCGAACTCCTCCTGAAGAACGGCCGCCGCTGGCGCAAGGTCGTTCCCAAGGGTCAGTCCAGCGAGCTTGATGACCTCACCATCGCCGTCGGCGAGCTTTGCGCCCGCGCCATCACGATGAAGTACCTGACCGACGATCAGGGAAACACCTGCTATGACTACTTCGAGTCCACCGAGACCGAAGCCGCAGCGTAGGGAAGGGGACTCAGATGAACCAGATCAAGTTCAAGGTCGATGGCGTTGAGGGCGACTTCTTCTGCGACGCCGACCAGCTCACGAGCTACCGCACCGTGAAGCAGATCGCCTTCTCCGAGGAGAACCCCGCCGGCATGTTCCACGCCCTGGAGCGCATCTACATGGGCAGGGACGAGGAGTACGTAGAGCGCGTCGGCGGCATGGAGAACCTTTCAAAGTTGAACGACGCCGCCACGGAGGCCGTCAAGGCAAAAAACTCATCGGCTTCGTCTCGTGCCTAGAAAGGCACCGAGGCGAAGTAGTGGCGGACTTTCAGCAGTATTACGGCATCCCCCTCCCGCTGGAGGGGGAAGTCCCTGATCTCCCGAGGATGGCGCTGCTGTGGGTTCAGCTCCCGGCGGACTCGCGCACGGCGAGGATGCAGGCACCGTCCCTCGAATGGGAGACGGGCGAATACCTCCTCTGGCAAATCGAGTTCCAGCTAAGAAGTCTCGTCTGGGCGCTCACGTATGACAAGAAACACCCGAAGCCAAAGCCCCAGCCGATACAGACGCCTGGACAGAGGGCGGAGGCGCACAGGAAGAGGGACGCGGCTCTTGCCGCAAAGGAAGAGATAGACAAGGCGCTCGGAATGGAGGAGACGGATGGCTGATGTAGGCTCCGCTTTCGTTACGCTGATGCCCTCCATGAGGGGCTTTGCGAGCCAGATTGACAGCGAGCTGGGTTCCGCCGGGAAGTCGGCGGGGCAGAAGTTCGGCTCCGGGCTTTCCTCCGGAATCAGCGCCGCAAGCTCCGCGTCGGACGGATTCAACGCAAAGCTGTCCGCTCTCTCCGGGGCGGTCATGGGCGTGGCGTCATCCATCGCCGGAAGCCTCATGAGCGCGATTGGCGGGCTTGCGGGCGAGATGGTTTCCGCTTCGGACTCGGCGCAGAAGTTCGCCAGCACGCTCTCCTTCGCCGGAATCGATGACTCCACAATCAAGCAGCTAACGGCCTCGACGCAGGAGTACGCAGACCAGACCGTATATGACCTAACCGACATCAGAAACGTGACAGCGCAGCTGGCTGCAAACGGCGTCTCCGATTACGCGCAGCTCGCAGAGGCGGCCGGCAACCTGAACGCCGTCGCGGGAGGAAACGCCGACACCTTCAAGTCCGTCGGCATGGTGATGACGCAGACCGCCGGCTCCGGGAAGCTCATGACGGAGAACTGGAACCAGCTGACGGACGCGATTCCAGGCGCTTCCGGCGCGCTCCAGGAGGCCATGAGGAGCGCCGGCGCTTTCGAGGGCAACTTCCGCGAGGCGATGGAGAACGGCGAGATCAGCGCCGACGAGTTCTTCGCCGCCGTGCAGCAGCTCGGCATGCAGGACGTGGCCGTTGAGGCGGCGACTAGCACGAGCACCATTGAGGGTGCCATGGGCAACCTCCAGGCATCCGTGGTGGGCGTCGGAGCCGGCCTTATCGACGCGTTCAAACCGGCCATCACCGGCGCGATCTCGGGAATCGCGGAGGCCGTCACGTGGCTTGGGAACAATCTGAACACCATCGCCCCATACGCGGCCATCGCGGCGGGGGCTATAGGTTCTCTTGCCGCCGCGTCCGTCATCGGTCAGATGGGCGGCCTGTCGGCGGCCGTCAGCTCCGTGAGCGGTGCGGTCACGAAGATGGGAGCCTCCCTGCTGGCAATACCGGGCGTGCAGGTCATCGCGATAATCGCCGCCGTGTCGGCGGCTCTCGTCGGCCTCTATCAGACCAACGAGCAGTTCCGCAACGCCGTGAACGCAGCTTTCGCTCAGATAGCGGCTGCGGTCATGCCGGTGCTCCAGCAGCTGCAAGCACTCTTCATGCAGCTCGCCAGCGCGCTGACGCCCGTCGTGAACACGATACTTTCGATGCTCGTGCCGGCGATAACCTTCCTCGCCACCACGGTCGCCCAGTTCGCCGCAAACGTGGCGTCCATCGTCATGCCCGTGATACAGCAGATACTTACCGCGATCCAGACGGCGATGCCCGCGATTCAAGGTGCCATCACGACAGCGCTTGGCGTGATCCAGGCTATATGGAACGCCGTGTGGCCGGCGATACAGGCCGTTGTCACAACGGTGTTCTCCCTCATCCAGAATCACATAAGCACTGTTATGGGGGTCATCCAGGGCGTCATCAGCGTCGTCACTGGAATCATATCCGGTGACTGGTCGGCGGTATGGAACGGCATCAAGCAGATAGCCTCCAGCATCTGGAACGGCATCAAGAGCCTCGTGTCCACGGCCGTGAACGGCGTCAAGAGCGTCATTTCCGGTGCGCTGGGAATCATCCAGAGCATCTGGAGCAGCGCGTGGAACAGCGTCAAGTCCCTGTTCTCCAGCATCTGGAACGGCATCAAGAGCGCCGCGTCGGCCGGAATCGACGCCGTTGTGAGCACGGTCACGGGAATCAAGGACAGGATCGTAGGCTTCTTCTCCGGTGCCGGCCAGTGGCTCGTTGACTCGGGCAGGGCTATCCTCGACGGCCTTGCATCGGGCATCAGCGCGGGATTCGATGCCGTCACCGGCGTGGTCGAGGACGGCCTCAGCTTCATCCGTGGCCTCTTCCCGTTCTCGCCCGCTAAGCGAGGGCCTTTCAGCGGCCATGGATACACGACGTTCTCAGGCAAGGCTCTCATGGGGGACTTCGCCGATTCCATCAGGAGCCAGGCCGGCAAGGTCGCGGCGGCCACCGAATCCGTTCTCGGCGTGGCGCAGAGGGGCTTGTCCGCCCAGCTCACCACGACGCAGAGCATTTCCGTCGCGCAGCCGAGAGCCGAGGAGCCTAGGACGCGCGAGGTGACCATGAACTTCTACGGCAAGACCGAAAGCCCGGACGAGATTGCGCGGATGATGCGCCTCAACGAGCGCTACGGCTTCGCCGGCAGCTACTAGGAGGCTCGCATGCTGAAGCAGCCGACAATCAGGATCGTGAGGGACGACGGCCTTGGCCAGGACAACCCGGCCTTCGTCATAGACGGCTCCTATTGGTCTGTGGCCAAGGACGGCCTGGAGGGCTTCGACGGACTCACCCACGAGGTATCGACGGGGGAGTACGCGCAGTACGACGGCGGGTACCTCCTCGCCGAGCGCACCGGCACGGTTGACCGAACCATCTCCGCCCTCTCCCGCTTCATGCGCCTCTCGCGCGGCGAGGCGAGGGACGAGGCGGAGAGGTTCTTCATCCCCGGGCGCTCGTATCAGGTTCATGTGGCCTACGCCGGCCACGAGCGATTCTGCGAGGGCAGGCAGTACGCCTTCTCGCTCCCGCTCACGAAGGGGGAGACCCAGACGCTCGATTGGACGCTCCTATGCCTCGACCCGTATTTCATGAGCGAGGACGAGAAGAGCATCGACGTGGTTGAGGCGTCGAAGCGTCGCGGGTTCCCGTTCGTCTCGTGCCTGGAGCGGGTAGCGCCCAAGCCGGACGCATCTATCAAGGACGAGAGGCACGTCGCCGGCTTCGTGGTGGGCGTGATCCAGAACCGCATCTCCATGCGCAACGACGGCCATACGCTCGCGTACCCGAGGTTCGACGTTAGGACGACGGGCGAGGTGGTCAAGCCCTCCATCAGGGTGCTCGACGCATCCGGCGCTGCGGTGGTGAACGTGGGCATGGACATCACCATGCAGGACGGGGATTCGCTCGTCATCGACTTCACCAAGCGGCCTACGTCTGTGCTCCTCAACGGAGAGAACGCGTCCGCGAAGGTATCCAGCGGCTCCACGCTCGCGGCGGGCATCCCCGTGGGCGCTTTCCACGTCGAGTGGTACGCGGAGTCCGGAGACGCGGCACTCTCCGTAGTCCCATCGATTCGCGAGAGGTACACCTGCATATGATCGTCTCCATCCACAGGGTTGACCCATCGGGTGCCATATCGCTCATGGCGGCCAACGTACCCTACTCGAACCTCCAGTGGACGCGCCGGCTCTCGACGTGCGGGGAGTTCGCCGCCGAGCTTGCGTGCGCGTTCCCCGGCGAGTGGCCGGGGCGCTACCTTCTCACGTCCGACGAGCGCGACGAGGTTGGCGTCATCGAGAAGGTGACCGCATCCGAGGACTCGTCCGGGAACGCGTGCTCAATCTCGGGAAGGTTCGCCGAGTGCCTTTGGGCGCGGTGGGTAGCCCCTGCGGGAGGCTCGACCGCCAAGGGCGCGAACTGGAGGCAGGCGGTCACGGCCGCACTCACGAACTGGCACATGAGCGACATCCCGGCTCTCTCCATGGGGAGCGGAACCAGCTCCGCAACCGGAAGCTCCTACTCTCTGGTGGCGGAGCAGGGGAAGTCGTGCATGGAGTCCGTCTACGCGGTCACGTTCGACGCCGGGAGCCGCCCGCTCGTCTCCTACGACCGTGACAAAGATCCCGGACATCTCGTTGTGAGCCTCGTTGACGGCGTTGACCGCACGAGGGGGCAGACGGCCAACGCCGTGTGCGTGTTCGCCCTCTCGCTCGGCACCGCCGACTCCATGGAGTACAGCGGGGACTACTCCAGCATGTGCTCGGAAGTGCTCGCGCACGCGTCCAAGAACGAGGGGCAATCCGACGAGGTTTCGGTGAGCCGCACCGTCGGCGTGCCGGGCTTCGACGCCGAGTCTATGTGGAAGGCTCGGGCGTTCGAGGACGTTTCGTCGCTCATCGACCAGGACGCGAAGCCCACCGCAGCGCTCGTTGACTCGGCCGGCGCGCTTAGAGCCTACGACCATCAGGCCGCCGTCTCGATAGACGGGAAAATCTCATGCGCCGGATACCTTGACACGTGGGACTTGGGAGACCTCGTTGAGGCCGAGCTTCCCTCGCTCTCGCTCGTGGCCGAGCAGCGCATAGAGGAGGTTCGCGAGGTGTGGAAGGCCGAAGGCCATACGGTCGAGGCCACCGTCGGCACGAAGCAGCTCTCGCGCATCGCGAGGGCGCTGATAGGAAGGAGATAGCGTGGCTCTTAGCACGACATCGATAAAGACCGTCTACCCGATGGACTCCATGGTTTCGGAGGGCGATGACGGGCTTCCCGTGTACGACCGCCCGTACAACGCGAGCGACCTTCGCGGCGTCATGCGCCACCTCGTCTCCGATGGCGTGTGCGGCGGGTTCGGCGACGAGCTTGCCGTCTCCATCTCCGGAGGCTCGTGGTACGTGGGAACCGGCGCTGCCGTCACCTCCGGCCTCCTCATCGACAACGAGGAGGCCGTGAAGGTTCTAGACTCCTACGACATCTCGACGGGGGAGTACGCGTACATCATCGTGGCCGGGCGCTTCGACTCCACATACCGAGACGGCGCGATCTACGCCAAGGTCACGAACAACACGGACTTCGAGCCGGAGCGCACCGAGAGCGTGTGGGAGCTTGTCCTCGGGCGCGTCGATTGGCTCGGCAACCTCATCGACTTCCGCATGAACGACGAGATGTGCGGCATGATGGCCGCCGTCCCCGTTGACAACCTTCTCAACGAGCTTTCCGCAGCGTCGGTAGCCGCCACGGACGCGGCCATGGGCGC